TTAGATATTAAATGCACTTAACGCTGCTAATAAGGATTCTTTTTCTTCTTTGTTGTATTTGTTCCAGTTGTTGAAAAATTCACAGTCTTTTGCTTTACTATCAATTAATGGCTTAAAGCTTTCACGTGCTATCCCTAGTTTAGCAGATATAGTAGAAATCTGTCCTATATAATATTTCTCAATGCTTGAGCTTGCAATCAGTTCTTGTATAATAGCTTCTATATTGATTCGCTCGATAGAAATCTTCTGCGCTGTTGGTTCTGTTACTCTTATACAAGCTAAATTAACTTGGTTCTCGAATATTATATCTAAAAATGTACTTCTGATAAATTTAAGCTGTTCAGGTATTTGGAGAGCAATAGGAACATTTACCTTGTCTATTAGGATAATTTCTCGATCCTCGCCTTCTTCTTTTATTATAGAGTAAATAATGCAATCAGGCTTTACTCTTATTCCAATTGATGTATTATTCATATTATTTATTGCTTATATAGGTTCCATGTGTATTGATTGAATTTCATAGTATCAGTTTTAATAGTTTGCATATTAAACTTTTAAACTACCTCCTTCTTGGCCTTTGCAATTCTATCACATTGAAGATTTGTTTAACTTCTGCCAAATCAATAACTCTGTCAGGATACATATCATTCAAAGAGTGTATTGTGATAGTATGATTTTCTACATCATGATCTATTATTCGTTTTACCAAAATTCCGCCTTCATGTACAATAACGAAATCCCATTTCCGGATATGCAATTTAGACTCTGCCCATAGATAGGAAGCTATTTCTCTACAAAGAAGCCTATCTCCTTCAAGATAGCTTTCTTCTGTTCCATCATTCATACTGTCTCCTCTGACCTCAAAGGCTACATAATTTCCTTTTGCTTCATGGTCAATAATGAATGGTATAGTAGGTAGTGTAGCTATGTATGCAGCATCTTGGAAGCCGCATATATATCCGGCTTGTGCGTATTGATTCACGAGTGGTACATTTATAATGTAGTTTTGGTTTAATGGTATTGCTTCTAGATTTTCTATATTATCTTTAGGAAGGTCTATTGTAGGTTCTCCTTTTTCATAAAGAATCCAGTCCATATTCCAATGCGGGAAGTTTTTTTGTATTTTTTCAATCGTAGGTTTTCTAAAACTTTCACCTACATTATTTAAATATCCATTTCCAAGTCCAGAGATGGTATAAAATTGATTCGGATTAAGACCTTCTTTCTCAATCAAATAGAACATTCTTTCTTTTAAAGTCATATAGATATTCTAGGGTTAAATATAGAAAATCTAGCTAAATAACATTTATTAACTAGAACTTCTATGCTAGATATAGAAGTTCTAGTATATTTGCATCGTCAAACAGTGATAACCTAATCACTTTTGCAAAGAAACGAATTTTGCTTCTTATAAGCAATAGTATAAACATATTAAAAACGCACGATTATGAAAACAAGAGAATTTTTACACGAAGTAATGTCATTGGCTTGGCAGTTCGTAAGAAAGAATGGCTTTTCAATGTCTGAAGCTCTAAGGTCTGCTTGGGTAAACATGAAATTGAAAGCTGAGATGAAAAAGAAGATCGTCAAGTTTTATTTCAAAAAAGTAGACGGTTCTGTAAGAGAGGCGTATGGTACACTCAATGAAAAGTTGATGCCCGCCATAACAGGCAATGACAAGAGAGCGAAGAATGATACCGTCCAGACTTACTATGATACAGAGCGTGGCGAGTTCAGGTGCTATAAAAAAGCTAATTTATTATCAATTGCTTAATACTTACGATTATGACTACTTATGAATTAGAACAAGGTTTAAATGCTCTTCGCAGGGACTTGGTAGCAGTTGAGGGCATGGACGAAGAAACTGCTTGTAGAGTTTACAACGTAGATTGTAAGGCTGATATTATCGAGGTGATAAAAGAAGAGATTGAGACTTATGAAACTATTCTTTTAGGTTCTGGCTCAGGCGAAGATAGCGGTATGGATTACGATGCTCTTTGTGAGGTTCAAGGTTTGAGCCGATACGCATAACACACGGTTATGCAACGCACGACAGCCCTACTGACGGATTGAACGGCAACCGATAGCGAGAATCGGGTAAGGCGCTATTGATTAAGCTCTTTGACAAGATTGTGAAAACCTTTACGGTGTAATACTATAAGCTGTACAAGGTTGACCAAAGATAACGAACGTACATAAGCAAGTTGGAGCTTGCGAGCTGTACAATGTATAACAATTAATAGAAAACACCGCAAAGAATCGTCCCAGAGCAGTAAGAAAACGGGTTGGGCGTCCGTACTGTTTTCGACCATATAGCCTGTACTGAACTTGAAATATGAGTTCTACCAAGCATAACAGCTTTTCTTCAATGGGGGTACAGGCACTAACTAATACACATAATTATGAAACTAATTCAATTTATCTTAGCTATACTGGTGACAATATGTGCTATCGGTATGCTATACGGGGCTATTACTACTTACAGTCCTATGAAAACATTCTCTATTACAATAATGAGTATCATTTTTATTGGATGCGTTTCGTTTGTGATACTTGCATTCAGGGAATTAAGAACAAATTAAACGTCTGAGGGCTGGTAGTCTTTGAGCTTGAACTCTGTATGCTTAGCGGCCTACTATCCGGCCGATAGCAAGGAAATACCGTACAGGCAGACGTTTAGATGTTTTGTTTGTCGTGTTTTATTTATGTTTGTACTGGGTGTGCCGTTCGTGAGAATAGTACACCTTTCTTAATAATTTAATGAAATGAATAGATACAAAGCAATAAAAATAAATGGCAAGAAGCATGATTTGCATAGATACATCATGGAATCACATATTGGAAGGAAATTATCATTTAATGAGGTCGTACACCATATTAATGGGGATAAAACTGATAATAGGATTGAAAACTTGGAGATCATGGATAGGAGCATGCATTCTCGCAATCACATGATTGGTAATAAATTAAGCGACACCGCAAAGCGTAAATTACGCAAGTTAACAGTTGAACAAGTTATAGAGATAAGAAAATTGAAAGGAAATATGTCCAAAAGGAAAGTCGCAAATATTTTTAATGTAGGAAGTGCTACCATACAAGATATCTGGTGTGGGAAAACATGGAATTAGGATGTAGTTTTTAGGATATTAATACCATCTACAAATCATTAATTAAACAATAAGTTTTATGGCAACAATCAGAGAAACGATTTTAAAAGTAAAGCCGGGAAAACAGAAGATTATCCCGCTATCAGAAGTTGAGGTAACTGGCTACAGGCAAGAGGCCCATGAGATAAACAAGGAATTGAGAGAAAAAGGTGTTGTAGCTCCGGGTGGTAAGAATGTATATACTATTTCGAAGAATAAGTACACCAATTCTATGTATATCGTCAATAACATGACTAAGTAGTGGTCTAATTTACACGATTATGGAAAGAGTATTAACTGAACTAACACCCGAATGCGAGATTACAGCACGGATGTACGCACAAGGGTATGAAAAGAAAGAAATTGCTGATCTCAAATGCCGGGCGGTTAGCACGATAAACAACCAACTACAAAAAGCATTTGAGGTTCTTCAATTAAGGAACGGGAGAGAGCTTGCAACGCTTGTGTTTGAGAGAGTATCGGGCATAAGTTTAACGATGAACTTTTCACCCATTGGCCGTACGGTGGTTGCCTGCTGTTTATTATGTGTGTTTTCTCTTTCGCTTTATCACGAACAAAGCGATATGAGAAGAGGAAGAAGAACGAGAGTGGAACGAACAGAAAGAATAAGGAGGTCTTATGATAATACAGATGCCAGAGGAAGTTTTATTTAAACTGGTGGACTACGCTAAGGGATTAGGTAGAAAGGAAGAACGCATTGATTCTTTTAAGGAACCAAGGTTTATATCTCAAAACAAGGCTCACATTTCTTATGGTAAGGGAAATGTTACTAAATGGGTGAGAGAAGGTCTTGTGAAAAGATATAAGGATGCTGATGGGAAATTGCGTTCCAATGTCAGATATGATGCTCTTGAACTTGAATCGGCAGCTTTTAAATGCAATTATATGAGAAATCTGTCTCCACTCGCAAAAGCGGAGATGAAAGAAATAGTAAGTAAATAACCCTTTAATTTTACGATTATGAGTAATGAAAAAGAATTAGCTCTAAAAAAGCAGGAATCTTCGTTTGAAATTCAAACAGCAGATTTGAGTACCAGTGACCTTCCTTCTCTGGAAGATGCACAGGAATTGCCGATTGACCTTTGTGGTAACTATTGGACGCCAGAACATGCCGGTGAATTTAGGAAAATGTTTTTTGTTGAAATTAAGCCGCAAAGAGTGTTGAGTGCAACCAATCCGGATGAACTGATAGATTTGGATTGTGCAACATTCTTGGAAAGGACGGAAGATGGAACAGTGCAAACTGTGACAAATGGTTCTCGCAGGTTGGTTGGTATTTTGGAACAGTACATTGAAAATGGTTCTCTTAAAACTGGAACTCCCCTAAAGATTACCTATATGGGTAAGAGGAAGAATAAGACCAATAATTTTCAGTCTGATAATTGGTCTGTGAAGCCGCTCCGTCTTAACTTGCCGGTTGCTGGATAATGGAGGATTTTGACCTAAATGGATTTGCAGAAGGGGAGGAACTTAACCCTTCTGCTTATAATCCGGACGATTATCCCACCAAAGAAACCATGCTTGATTTTATAGCCTTGAATTGCAATAATCCTCCTGTGAACATTGATTTGAAATCCTTAAGCAGGAATGGGGTAGTGAAACGCGACCCTATGGAAATGTACCTCCAGAGCAAGCATATTTCTTCTTCAAATCTTAAAAACGCCCTCAAAACTCCACGTTCCTTCTATTATGATTATGAAAGGGTCTTTGAGGAAAAGGAGAAGCCTTGTTTCCAGTTGGGTACATTCGCTCACATGGCATTTCTTGAGCCTCGATTATTTGAACTTGTGAAGGTAGAACCCAAGTATAGCCAATCTTCTAAAGAGGGTGTTATTGGGATGATTAAATTCTATGATGAACTTCTGTCAAAAGATAAGGACTACATTCCTGATGTTGAAGAAGAGCACCCTTCTGAAAGGTGGAACTTCAATGATTTGAAAGATTATCGTGATAACAAGAAGCAAAAATGTGTTGATTTGGGGTATTCTTTCATAAGCGAGGATATGAACATGATAATCAAAGCTCTTGAACGAAACTATTATTGGTATGGTGGTGGCATTATCCCTCTGTTACTAAAAGGGGCTTATTCGGAGGTTTCTTTTTATGGAAAGGATGAAGAAACCGGGCTTGATGTCAGAGTTCGTCCGGATTATTTCAATGTAGAGGAAAATGTCGGTGTAAACGCTGTTATTTCCTTTAAGACCACACGAGCCGACGACCTCGGTAAGTTTTACTATGATTGTGCCAAACTCAAATATGAGCTTTCGGAAGGCATGTATCAAGAAGTAATGAGTAGTATCACAGGGAGAAACTTTAATGTAACGATAATGATTATGTTGCAGACGGTTGAACCTTATGATGTTGCCGTGCTGTTCTGGTCGCCTGATGATTTGGCAAATGGTAAGTATAAATATCACTATGCTCTTTCTATCGTGAAGGATTGCTTTGATAAGAAGTGGTTTCCTGGCTACGATGCCAAAGCGGAAGAAGGTGCTCGTGGTGTTATTGATATGCAGCTTCCTGATTGGAGCAAAAAACTTATCCATCCGGTTGCTATTGATGATTTTGAAGAATGAATTTATGCAAAACAGATATTCAAACGATAGAGCGCCTACTAAGGCGATGCTCTGATAAAATAGAGAAATACGCGCCGAAAACCTCACCTGACCAAGATTTATGTAGGCGTTGTAAAAGAATGATTAAGAAACTAAATAATAAGAATAATGATTGACTTAAAAGACTATGTACCGGAAGAAATTAAATTTAAACTTCCGGTAACAGTAAAATTCCCAGAAGTGATTTTTTCTGATTGTGTCTGCATGGATGATGTGAAGAAAAAGCTTTCATTGCATTTTGTCACTATTCAGGAAAAAGATGTAATTGCCAATCGGGTAATGGATGAGTATAAAATATCTACTATTCGTGCAAATTATGGTGAAATCGCAGAGGAGCAGATGCCAGAACTGGAAAGCCAGTTTGAAAGCTTAAAAGCAAAATTCAATGCAGAGAAGAAAGACTTTGAGGCAAAGATTTCTGCTTTAAATACTCAATTCAAAGACCTTGTTAATTTGGCGAAGAAAGGTATTAAAGATTATCCTTTAAAAATGATTGATACTTTCCGTATCCCAGTGATGGGATATTACCTGTATTATTCATGGGTAAATGAGGCTTTCCGCCTAGCTTTAGTACAGGAAATTCCGAAGCATGAGTATAACGACTTGTTTAACTCGGGAGAGATGAATCAGGAAGCATTCGTTGCTCTTGGCTATGAGTTGCCGGATATTGAAGTTAAAGATACTCGTAAGAACCTCCGAAAGTTCGGTAGGGGTGAAGATGTAGTAGAGGTTTGGGAAGAGGATGGTCAGGATGTTTGGTTAGAGCATTGGACGGAAGATTTCCTTGATGAAGATAGTGGTGAGATAGTTCCTATCCAGCGCCATGAATGGCATCGGGTAGCAATTGAAGAAAGCCCGTGGAGAAAGGAGGATGACAATGACGAGATTGAGACACAAGAAAGGGAGGCCGTCGAAGTATCGGCAGAGTCTGAGGAATAATCCTTATTGGGAAGAGGTAAAACGCAAGGTTAGAATTCGCGATGGTCATAGATGCCAGGTCTGCGGTAAAACATATAATCTGGAAGTCCACCACAAAACCTATGACATTGCGGGATATTCCATCGTTGGGCATGAATTAGAGTTCCTGTATTGCCTCGAAACTCTTTGTGAGGATTGCCATAGAATGAAACATGGTAAGTAAATTATCCCGGTGTCCGTTGGTTCGGTATCCGGGAGCTATTATTTAAACACTATTCATATGAAACAGATTAGTACCAAACAAGCCCAGCGCAACAGAGAAGTTGCAAGAATAAAGAAAACATTGCCACCTTATTGCGCTATCTGTGGTAAACCTATGTCTGACGCAGCACATTTAGTGCCAAAGTCGGAATATCCTGAACATTACATCAATCCTCTTAATATCGTTGGATTATGTCGGGAATGCCATAATAAGTATGACAATAATTTAGCTTTCAGACAGAAGCAAAAGCGGCTTATAGAGCGTGTGAAGTCTTTTGATGAATGTGCAGCAAATAGATATTTTCGTTTATGAATAGCTATCAACTAATATCCAAACTCCGAAAGGTTCGTGCAGATACATACCTCACTGCAATAGACCAAGCTCTTTACCATGAACTTATTTCTATTTGCAATGAAAAGGGATGGAAGGATGTCTTTGAAGCGCGTAGCTCTACTTTATGTGCCTCATTGAATATTTGGGATAAGACATTGCGTAAATCACGAAAAATACTAGCTGATGCTGGATTAATATCTTTCGAATCATGTCGAGACAAGAGGGTGGGATGTTACTACTCTTTCTTGACAATTCTAGACAATGACATGAAATCATCGGTAATATCATCAGTAAATGGTACTGATGAAAATACCGAAGAAAATACCGATGATGTTCACGGAGAGGAATCCCAATCATCGGTAAACGACACAGTAACTTCTTCGGTACTACGTACTGATGAAAATACCGATGATAAAAACTCTACTCCGGTAATATCATCAGTAAATGGTACTGATGATACTCAAATTTCACCTATTATAGATATTAATAAAACTATAAACGAAGAGAGTCTCGCGCGTACGCACGAGAGTCCCCCACCTCCGAAGAAGAAATCTCGCAAGGAAAAAGGGGATGAAAAGCCTTTGGTCTACCCTTTTACTTCAACAGCTTTTATGTCGGCATGGGAAATGCTTCGTAAAACTCCGAAATGGGAAAAGAAACTCAATTATGCTTTGCAGCTTTCTTTAGACAAGCTTTCCGATTTTGAGGAAGAGTTCGCTATCCAGCAAATAGAACGAGCTATTGAATCCGGATGGACTGGGGTAGTCTTTACGGGCACCAAACGTGATTATCAAGAATGGTTAAATCAGAAATATGGAAACAATCAGAAATCAGGTAATAGCAAGCAGGAGGCAAATGTCTATGCCATGCAACAATACATTGCCGAGCGTGAAAGAAGAGCACAGGGCTTGGATGACGAAGTGGAAAGACCCTTCTGATGTAGAACGAGTGTTTTCCCCAAGAAATTGGGGGTATACAGCGCAGAATCAAGCAAAAGCCTATTCCGCTAATTGTCCAACCCTTCAGGAGTATGATGAAATCTACGGAGAAGGAAATGCCGAGTTATGGATTTATGGTCAGGTCACAGCTTTATTTGGTGCTAGCTCAAGTAAAGAGAAAGGAGTTGTAGATGGTATTAAAATATTCGTCCAGTCTTTTTTCTCGCAAACAAGGATTTATAAGCTATCAGAGCTTATGTTGTTTTTTGCAAGATATAAATCTGGAAGGTACGACAATTCATTTTCATGCTTTGATGCTAGAAGGATAGGAAGCGCTTTCTTTAAAGAGTTTCTTCCGGAGAGAGCTAAAGAAATTGATTATCTCGAAAAGAAGCGGATAGAAGAAGAGACCTTATTAAGACGGGAGTTGCCTCGAAACTACATTATTCCAGACGGTTATAACTCCTATACGTGGTATAAAGAAATTCAGAAAAGAGCCTTAGATGGCGATTCAGAAGCTTTAGAACTATTGAAGAATCCAAATATTTGATACATAAAATGCTAGTAGGAACAACAAATCTTAATACGACGCTCAACTTAATCTATGTGTTGACCGATGTCGTAGAAACTCTTCTCAATAAAGGAATGAAGAAAAGATATACAAAAAAAGGAGAGTTTATATGTCGTAGACAGAAACCTTCTGACAAGTCTTTTTCTCTCAAAGAAAGCTACCGGCTTGCCTACTTTGAGGTAATGAATAGACCAGCATATATTATCCGTAAACGGAAGATTAACAATGTCATTTATGTTGGCAGGAATAAAAGAGAAGCCGATAGACTTCTCAAATTCTTTAATCAATAACCCTCAATACAGTTTGGATATGAATTAAATAATTGTAAGGAATATGAGATTAAGACAAGCGAAAAAGATTATGAAGAATGTCAGGCTGTATAAAGGCATGCTTTGGCTGTACGGAACAGGTAGAGTCGATAAGGCTAATAACCGCATGTGTCGATATTATTCAGCAAAGGATGAACGATTCAAGGCGATTGTACAACTATCTAATAGAAATCCATTGACTGCTCTTAAACTGCTGAGAGGAAAGGTTTAACTAATAACTAAATAAATATGAACAGAATACAGGAATTAGAAGCTGAAATACAGCGTATAAAGAAAGAAGAAGCCGATAGTAAAAAAGCTAAATACCAGCATTTTGTCGGTAAGTATGTGCATAGAGCGCATACCTCGTATGAAAAGATTGTCGGTATAGATCGGATTGATACAGATGAATTTGGTGACGAAGTAGTATTTGATAGTATTCATGTATATTACGATAATAGAGGAGATGAATACAATAATGATGCAAGTGTCAATTTACAAGGCTGGGGACAAGCCTATGCAGAAGAACTTGAAAAACAGCTGATATCCCATGAGACATTCAGTAAAGCACTGAATGATTGCATTGACTTGATAAAAAGAAGATTAGCGTAAAACCTTTTAAATGATACGATCAAAGCATTACAATTATCACAACCGGTCCAGCCCCGCCAAGCGAGGAAGGACTATATAAATCACTTCCGTCAGGATAGGCCACTTGAAGGAATCTTCTTCGTTGACTTCATACAGGAAGTTCTTGAGAAGAGAAGCAGGCGAAAGTCTGAACATTATGCAGCTGTATATGATGCGATTATAAAGCACATAAAATCTTTCTCTGAAGAGTTTGACTGTGATATATTCACCAATTCGGTCACATCAGAGTTTCTTGATGATTTCATTATCTATTTAGAGGACCAAGGTCTCCGTCATAATACTATAGTAGGATATATTCAGAAAATACAATCTCTCGTTCGCCGGGCATCGCAGTATAACTATGCAGTAGATGTTACTTACGACGAGATTAATCTAAGAGAAGAACCGACAAATGCCGTGTTCCTTTCAATGAACGAGATAACGAGGATATACTACTACAAGTTCGTCAAACAGGATAGGAGAAAGGCTAAAGAGCGAATTAGGGATCTGTTTGTTATAGGTTGCCTGACCGCTCTGAGATATTCGGATTACTCTACTTTGACAGAAAGCAATCTACAAAAAGGGTTCATAGTCAAGCGTACAAAGAAGACTAATGTAGATGTCAAGGTGCCGGCGCATGACTATGTCAAGGAGATATTTGCTAAGTATAATGGAGTTGTCCCTGGGGGATTGTGTATTCAGTATTTTAATAAGTATTTGAAAATCATAATGAAAGAAGTCGGTCTAACAGATGAAGTTACCTATTCTTATACCCAGGGTGGTAGACTTGTAACCGTCACAGGTGAGAAGTGGGAGTTAATCAGTAGTCATACTGCCAGGAGATCGGCCGCCACGAACATGTATCTGACCGGCCGCATGAAAACTCTGGAGATTATGAAACTCACCGGACACCGGTCAGAGCAAAACTTTTTCCGGTATATACGATTGACGAGTGATGATACTGCACGAGCAATCAGTGGTGATATGTTTTTCAGAAAATAAAAAATTATTCAATAATTATGATAGACAATGATTTATTGACAGACTCAATAAAGTCTGCTTTGAAAGTTGAGTTCCTTTCGTCAAGTAAGGAACTTTTTTTGTATTCTAGAGCACTTTACTCGGCTGCAATCTGGGGGAGGAATATTGATGAAAGAAACAGGATTATTCAGGAAAGAGATAAGTCTTTAAAATAGAAGAGGAAGAACCAGACCGCACGACCAATCAAGATTCTTCCTCTCTTACACGATTATGATGCAAATATACTATTTACTTTTAAAATAATCGTGTTATGGTGAGAGAATTTTCAGCAATATCGGAGCTTAAATCTATCAGAGAGCAGAAATCAAGACTCTCGGAGAGAGAGCAAGAGCTGATCAAACCTATTTTATCGGATCTTAATATTATTCCTGTAATATACAAATGGTACTGTGAGGTTGTGGGGAATCGCGGATTACCCGAAAGAAGGGCCGGTGCCAGCTTCCGCCAGAAATTCATTTTCATTATTCTGTTTCTTTATTCTCCCAGTACATTGGCTGGTGGTAAGATTGCAAAGGGGATTCGTGATATACTTGCCGGTATATTGGGATTCAAAGCTCCGACAGGAATTTCTAACCTTTGCGTTGATGTCATGTTTTACTATAACAATTATAAGGATTATCGTGCAGATATAGACTATCTTTATACCGAGATTATTAATCGGTTAAGATTCAAAGGGCTAATCAATTGAAAGCCGGAGTTTAGTGCTCCGGCTTAATTTTTGTTTGGATTTGTTTTGCGATGGATTGCGTATCAATTATTAAGGATTCAAGTTCTTTATTAGTTATATTGATATAACCTCCATCTTTTTTTCTACCATTTCTATGTGCTAATAAATTCCTATAATAGAAGTGGTTTTTCATATTTCCATTTGTGTCGATTATAGAAACTTTAAATAATTCTTTGAGTATATCTTTTATAGTACCAATGTTACTATAAGATGTCCTCATTACATATTCTATGACCTTTTGCTCCCATTGGGCAACAAGATTGTCTTCTTTTAATTTAGTCATTTCATCTTTTTTCTTGCATGGAGGAATTGAATTGAAAAAATTATTGAAACTTTCTTCGTCTTGGATTATTTTGGTTAAAATAATGTCACAAATAAATGTATCTAATGATGTAATGATATTGATATATGACAATTTATTGATGACATTTTGTTTTTGTTCGTCCAATCCTTTGATGTTAATTACACTTTGGATTTCATCAATTCTTTGCTCAAAATCATTATATGATCCGATAAAGTCTTTTTGGAAAAAATAAGCAAATGTATGTTGTGTTGTAAAGAATGTTTTTGCATAATATTCATTAAAAATAGATTGGGGGCGCTCATCGCTAATTTCAAGGTAAGGTTCTCCTGTTTCAGTTATAGTATTGGGTTCTATAATTTCAGAATTTTCAGGAGGGGTGTCGTATAATGCCCCTGCATTCTTATATGCAAAAAATGGAGTCGTTATTAAGATTCCTCCATTGACATAAATCCTTTTTCCCATATGTTTTATTCTCCTTTCTTTATTTATAGTATTCTTTCCCTCGTATATTCTTATTGTTCCGGCATACGTGATTCTCCGTCAAAATGGATTTTACCTCCACAATGGGGGCAGATGATAGTGTTGGCATCATCTTTTATGTCCATATCATCAACAAAGAAGTCACCAACCTTGCATCCAATAACATCTGCTATCTTCTGTAATGTTCCTACTGTTGGATTTCTACTAAGGTTTTGGGCAAGTGTAACCCTTGTTATACCCATTTTTTTTGCAACGGCTTCCATTGTGAAGCCTTTCTGCTTGATTATTGTCTTTACTTCCATACATGTATGATTTTAATCAGTTGCAAATATAGTGGTAAAATCTGAATATACAAATGAATTGTTATTGTTTTGATTGAATATAGTCATTTGTTTTAAAATATGTTTAGATTATAGTCATACTTGTGCTATTTTTGTTAATATATGATAATAATCATACAAACAATACGCTTATTTATTGTATGTATGATTTTAATCATTATATTTGCATCATCAGAAACGAAGTAATAACAATTAAAACTTAAAGATATGAATATTATTTCTTATAAGAAAGGTGAGAATGAAGGTGCATTGTTTATTCATGATGAAAAGAGCTATTCAGCTTGTACGGCAGTAGAAAGTAGCAAAAGATTCAAAACTCTCAAAGGTGCAATAGCTTGGTTGAATGCAAGGGGGTATAGAGAAGCATAAGTTTGAATAACAATTAAAAGATATACGATATGAAGACTTTGACAAGCGATTACAGAAAAGAGATTAAAGATGCAATGAAGCAAGTAAGAGAAGCCCTCGCACAGCTTGAAGAATCTGAAAAGACGCAAGAAGTTGCGAGAAATGTCAGAGAGTATGATAAGGCTCAAAATGATGCGAAAGATGCTTCGCTTAGCATGATGACAGCTCTTGAAGAAGCAGTAAGATTAGCATCTGCAATAGGTTGCGCTCACGACTTATACGACATCAATAAGTATCACAAAGTTGTAGAACTTGATTTGAGAGATTCACAGAAGTAGGTATTAACCGGTGGGGATAATAACCCCACCACAAAGATATAAAGCAATGAAAGCAACAAGTTACATGAAGCAGCATAAAGCTAATGAGTTTTACGTAAAGAAGTCAAGAGGTTATTATATGGTAATAGATGGTTATGATAAGAGCATGGCATCTTTAGAAGTGACAGAAGAAGCAGCAAATAAGATGGCAGCAGAACTGAATGCAATGAGAGGCAAGAGATTAAATATAGCATAAGTTTAATAGGCAGGGCGAAAGCCCTGCGCAATATAGAAGATTATGAAGGTAATAAATGATTCAAAAATAGATACCGCTCAAATAGGCGACATCTTTGTATCAGTAGCAGTATGCAATTCTAATAGATATATTATCGATGAATTTGATACAATGAAAGAAGCTAGAACTTTCGTGAAAGAAGAAGGATATATAGATGCTGAATATTGGTATTTAGCCGCTGAAACGATTAATGAACAAGGCGATCTAAGTCCTGCTTGTTGGGGCAAGACGAAAAAAGAAGCCGTTGACAAGCTAAAGAAAGCATTGAAATAACCGGTAGCCTAAAGGCTACCACAATACACACGATTATGAAACAGCAGAAAAAATATATAATTCGTGAAGCGATTGAATACGGTTGCAAGATTTATGAAGTAATAGATATAATGACTGGCAACCGGATAAATTATTTTGCCGACAAAGAATCGGCACTTGAGTTTGCAAATCGTCAAAATACTGCAACATTATGAATAAGAGAGAAGCAAAGATATTAGCATTAGAAATGTTTGCCGATAGTGTGGAATATGCTTATAGAGCAGAATAAAGTTCGTAATGCAATTCTTACAACAAAGGATTGGGATTTGGTAAATAAAGTATTTTATGAGTTATCAGCAAAACTTCAAATGAGAGCGGATAAGTTGAAGTCTAACAAGAAAAACAAATGATTATGGGCGAAATAGCAGATAGTTTAATTAGCGGTGAATTTGACTGTATCACAGGTGAGTATTTAGGCGAAGCGGTCGGTTATCCGAGAACGCACGCTTACGACAGACGTGAATATGTGTCGCTAGTTGAAAAGAAGCCTACCAGCAAGGCGAATGTCTGTATAACTAACATGTGCAAAGACAGAGGATTTAGTAACCGTGCAAAGATTGAGCTTGTAGCCAAGTTCTTGCATAGCAAAGGTTACAAGCAGTTGCCTAACTTATCACAGCAGTATAAAATCATTCACAGCCAGTACAAGAATGATTTTAGAAAGTTTTTGGTTGAACAAGTAAAGCAAAGAAAGGATGAATAATATATTCACAATATGCTATTCAGAAGAAGAAGCAAACGAAATAGGTCACTTCATTTTGAGTAGAGGATACGAGGGTGTTCAAAATGATAGTTATAGATATTGTCGTGAAGCGATTTGGTGGGCTTTCAAAGAAGCTAAAAGGCATCATTCAAATTGCATCTACGTTGGCGTTGCAGGTTGCCAAATGACTGTATCAAAATCAAAGCGAGGTCTTAGACGAAATGGTCTTAAATACATAGAGAAAAGGCGAATGTTTTACAAATTATTAAGTAAGTATTGATAAATAGCTTATGAACTCAATAAACGAAAACGGTTGCAGCGTATGTCAGCCCGGTAAAGAGAATTACACTACCTACACAACGAAGTTAGGCAGAAAGAGAGTGAGAATGTACCAGTACGACTACCGTACTGAAAGTGGTGAATTGTTTAGCTGTTGTGCATCGACTTTAGGGGCGTGCAGAGAGAAAAGAGATATCTGGTTGAAAAAGATTCTGTGACTTAAAACTGATTGTCACAGATAGAATTTGAAGATATTTCGTTATCTTTGGTTGTGGTAGTATCTTTGGGGTACTATCGCGGGTTAGAGAAGTCTAGTCATCTCGCCACTTTGACTTGGTGGAAATCGCAGGGGCGGAGCCTGCACCCGCAACAATGAATATTAATTTAAAAATGACACGATTATGAACATTCTTACATTAAGTATCAAACAGAAATATTTCGATGAAATCTTATCTGGTACTAAAACGCACGAATACCGTGAAATTAGGCCGACTAACGCAAAGAAGTATATCACTTATTTATGTGGTGGCAAAGAGTACAAGGTAGATGAAGAATTACCTGAAGAGGGTGAAGTTGAGTTGAAACCGATTAAGTACGATGCGATTAAACTTCTTACGGGTGCCTATAGTGGTAAACGCCCTTATATTATCGTTGAAGTGAAGAACGCAGAAGCGGTCATTCTCACCGATGAAGACGGTAATGATATTGTTTACCCCTATCAGGGTGAAGAATATCTCGCAGCCCAAATGGATTATACATTAGGTAAGATATTAGAAAAACATCTTTGATTGTTTAATTTAAATTTTATTGCTGAGTCGCAAGAAGAGTAAACAGAGTAGCTGGCCCCCGCAGAAATATGAACGGTGCCGGCGCAGGCGGTAGATTAGTCGCCAATCGTAGGGGTACAGCAAGTGCCACACAGTTAGGATCACGCAGACAGCGTTACAGTGATCTTCGTATTTCATTTGGATTGTCAGGTGGTTAGCTATGAATAAAGTAGAGCAAGCGAACCGGTATATAGACCTCATTCGGGTAAAATCGAATGAGGCTTTACTGTTTTTATCCTTGGGTAAAGATTCGCTTGTCTTACTTGATTTAATCTATCCGAAGTTTGATCGGATTGTTTGCGTGTTCATGTACTTCGTCAAAGACTTGGAGCACATAAACCGGTGGATTGGCTGGACAAAAGCCAAATATCCAAAGATTGAGTTTGTGCAAGCGCCTCACTGGAATCTTACTTACATTCTTCGTGGCGGGCTGTATTGTATCCCTAATCCAAAAGTGAAGCTGCTGAAACTTGCGGATATAGTACAAGCTATGCAGTTAAAGTATGGCTCTTATTACACATTCTTGGGGATGAAGAAAGCTGATGGCATGAATAGACGTTTGATGCTGAAAGGGTATGAAGCTAACGGTTACGAGAATAACGGTATGGTTTATCCTTTGGCTGATTGGACACAAAAGGATATTCTTGCTTATATGAGGCAGCACAATTTACCCGAACCAGTTCGATATTCATTGAAAGCCAGTTCGGGAGTAGGCTTCAACCTTGATTGTATGCTTTGGATGGAAAAGAACTACCCGCAGGACTTACAGAGAATTTACAAAGTTTTCCCAATGGCTGAAAGAGTGCTCTGGGAATACTATAATAAACAGAAATAATAGGAGGATTGCCGAGTTAGACGTAGGAAGACAAGAGAACAAATTTACGCTCAAGCAGAAAGATTGAGCGAAGCTAACTGGAGAAGAAGAAATACATGGAGTAGTAGTGCAGCAAGTAGGCGCGCAAAACAATCCCGCGATAATCTTATTGCGAGAGCCGAAAAGAATACTCTTCGACAGAGAGGGTTTGGATTAAGCAATGGCTAACATGGAACTAAGTAAATACATAAAGAGTGAATCGGTGGAGCTTAACCGCTCTGCCATTCACTTTGCGGACTACAACCCAAGAAAACTATCCGATGAATCCCGTAAGACATTAAAGCGTGGTATCAAGAAATTTGGCTTGGTCGGTGGTATTGTGGTGAATAAACGTACAGGACTAACCGTAGTCAGTGGACACCAGCGTTTGTCCGTCATGGACGAATTACAGAAGTTTCCCGATAATGACTACTGTATCCGTGTCGATGTCATTGATGTGGACGAACAGCAGGAAAAAGAGTTGAACATTTTGATGAACAACCCTAACGCACAAGGTACTTGGGATTTTGATGCTCTTGCCCGAATTGTTCCCGATATTGATTGGAAAGACGCCGGTTTAACGGATGCCGATTTGAACATGATTGGCGTTGATTACCTGTTACAGACCGAAGAAGAAAGCTCTATCGCAGACGCTCTGTCTGATATGATGGCACCAGTAACCGAGCAGAAAGAAGCTGATAAAGCTGCCAGGCAGTTAGAACGCGCCGAGAAGGTTGCCCATATGAAGGGGATCAAGCAACAAGTAAAGGAGAACGCACAGAAGACAGCCGAAGATATGGATGCCTATGTGATGTTGTCCTTTGACACCTATGAAGCTAAAGCCGCTTTCTGTGAACGGTTCGGATATGAACCTGATATGAAATTCATAAAGGGAGAAGTGTTCTCTGACCAAGTAGAAAGGATAGATTGATATGGCAAAGCCGAAGTTTGATTTTGAAGATGAACAGAACTTAATCCGCATTGAGGGTTGGGCTCGTGATGGTTTGGACGATAAACAGATTGCAGCTAACATAGGATATAGTGAAGCTCATTTCTCAGTATTGAAAGGAAAACTTTCTAAATTATCTAAAGCATTAAAAAACGGGCGTGCGCCTATTGATTTTGCCATTGAAAGCAAGATCTACCGTAAGGCAATGGGTACAAAGGTCAAGGTTCAACAGGCTATAAAAGTGAAGGATGTGTATTTCGATGAAGAAGGTAGAAGATGTGAGAAGGAAAGAATAGAGGTTGTCGAGCTTGAACAAGAAGTGCCACCTGACACAACGGCTGGTATATTCTGGTTGAAGAATCGTAAGCCTGAACAATGGAATAGACCTGCCCCGAGACTTGAGGAAGACGATGATATTCCAAAGAACCCAGACAAAGGTATCTGTATTGACGAATGGATTAAAGGTAAGATTGAATGATAACTCCACAGACCATATATCATCCGTTGTATGAGGATAAGGAGAAATTCATCATCCTTATCACCGGTGGACGTGGTTCCGGCAAGTCTTTTAACGCTTCCACCTTCATTGAACGGCTGACCTTTGAAATGACGGAAGCCGAGAAGATAGTTCATCAGATTCTCTATACCCGTTACACAATGGTTTCCGCTGGTATGTCTATCATCCCGGAAATGATGGAGAAGATAGACCTTGACGGAACAACCAAGTACTTCAAGACTACCAAGACGGATATAGTCAATAAGATGACTAAGAGCCGTATCATGTTCCGGGGTATCAAGACTTCTTCGGGGAATCAGACGGCAAAGCTGAAATCCATTCAGGGTATTACTACCTTTGTTTGTGATGAAGCGGAGGAATGGACGAATGAAGAAGAGTTCGACAAGATAATGCTCTCCATCCGTAAGAAAGGGATTCAGAACCGGATAATCATCATAATGAATCCTTGTGATTCCAATCACTTTATCTACAAAAAATACATCGAAAATACCCATAAACTCGTAGAGATTGATGGGGTGCAAGTCCAAATCTCCACGCACCCGAATGTACTTCATATCCATACGACCTATCTCGATAACTTGGAAAACCTTTCTCCAGAATTTCTGAAGGAGGTTGAGGATATGAAGGTGAGAAATCCCGAAAAGTATGCTCATGTGGTTATCGGTCGCTGGGCTGACGTTGCGGAAGGTGCTATTTACAAGAAATTCGGAATTGTTAAGGAGTTTCCACAATGGGCGCAAAAGGTTTCAATTGGTCTCGATTTTGGATTTACGCATGATGAAACTGCTATCGTCAAATGTGGAATTGTCGGAAATGACTTGTACATAGATGAGATATGCTACAAGACACAGATGCTCACTAAAGATATTATTCAAACGCTTCGCCCGTATGGTATGAAGGTGGTAGCCGATAGTGCAGACCCGCGACTTATCCAAGAGATACATAACGGAGGGATACGAATTTATCCGGTAGAAAAAGGGGCAGGCTCTATCGTGGCAGGGATAGAGAAAGCCAAAGAGTTCAATATCTTCGTTACTGAACGTTCTTACAATCTCCAAAACGAATTGAGAAAGTATGTTTGGGATAAAGACAAAGACGGAAGATATATAAATCAACCTAAGGACGGTCAAGCTGACCACCTATGCGATGCCTTTAGGTATTATGTATATGGGGTTATTCTTGGCAAAATTCAGAAGCCGAAAGATTTAACTGGAATATTCACGCATTAAAAATATAAACTATGCCATTGAGTTTAGAAGAAATATTAGCATTGCCCGATATAGGGCAGAAGATAAGCTACCTGAAGAAAGGTAGAAAGACCGAACTTCCCGACTGTTGCAAACTTTGGGACGATTGGAACCCAGAACGCCACGAAATCATGGTTGACAAAAAGAAGTACCCGGACAGAAAGGTTCTTGAAAAGGATAAGGAAACAGTTTTCGATGAAAAGACCGGAAAGACCTATGAAATCGAAGCGAAGTACAAAACCGAATCGGTAAACCGCATATCAATTCCTTTAGAACAGGATATAGTTAACATTCAAACCGCTTTCACTGTCGGTACAGAACCGTCTATGGACTGTACTCCGACTGATGATGACGAAAAGAAGCTCTTGGATGCTGTCAAGGCTGTATTCAAGTCCAACAAAATCAAGTATCAGAACAAGAAGATTGTTCGTTCCTGGTTATCCGAACAGGAAGTTGCCGAGTATTGGTATGCGACCGATGATGATTCGTTTTGGGCTAAGTTTTGGAAGAAAGTTAAGACTACCTTCGGAGGAAAAGTAAAACCCACCAAGAAACTGAAAAGTGTGTTGTGGTCGCCATTCAGAGGTGATAAGCTCTTTCCGTTCTTCAACGATGAAGGTAAGATGATTGCTTTCTCCCGTGAGTATAAGAAAAAACTCATGGACGATTCGGAAATTACCTGCTTTATGACTATTACAGACAAGATGGTTTATCAGTGGGATTTATCTAAAGGGTACGAGGAAAAGACCGTTTTCGCTCATGGATTCCCGAAACTGCCGGTTATCTACGCTTACCGTCCTGAATCGTATTGCAAGAAGATAAAGACTTTCCGCGTCCGGTTGGAAAAACTACTATCCAACTATGCCGATTGTATCGACTATCACTTTTTCCCTTTGCTGAAACTGATTGGCGATGTAGAAGGCTTCATGGGTAAGATTAAGGATAGGATGGTTAAACTCACAGGGGAAGGTGCAGATGCTCAATATCTGACGTGGAATCAGGTTCCTACAACGGTGGAACTTGAAATGAATACTCTTTTTGAGAAGTCATATTCAATGACTAACACACCTCAAATCAGCTTTGAAAAACTTAGTGGTTCGGGAAATGCTTTGTCGGGAATTGCTTTTGATTATGCTTTTCTTTCCACTCATTTACAAGTTCAAAATCATGCAGAAGTTATAGGGGAGTTTTTACAGAGAAGAATTAATTTTATCATTTCTGCTTTGGGTGCTATAAATCCGTCTGAATTTAGTAAAGCGTCTAAAACCATTGATATAGATACCGATATAGTACCTTACACTCTGAATAATATTGATGATAAAGTCAGTGTTGCGGTGAAAGCCGTGTCGGGTGGTGTATGGTCACAACGACATGGGGTAATGTTCGCTGGAAATATTGACCGCATAGAAGAAGAGCTTGCCGAAATCAAAGAGGAACAGGAAGCTAAGAATAACAATATGGTTTCTCCTAATGCAAAGGAGTAATTGATTGCTTCATGTTTTTATTGTAGCATTGAGCGGAGCTAATTTAGTTCCACTTTTTCAATGTTTAAATTCTGTATTATAAAATATTTATGCTATAAAAGTTCTATAATTCAATATTATTGTGTATATTTGCATCAAAAGAATGAGATATGAGAGTTGTATCACATAAGAAATTGAAAGAGTTCTACCAAACGAAAGGCTATGAAGATTCACGCATAGCTTTAGAACGTTGGTATGATATAGCAGAAAAAGCAGAATGGAAAAACCTATCTGATATTAAAGTAGATTTTCTTTCTGCTGATTATGTAGGCAACCAGCACTATGTTTTTAATATCAGAGGTAACAATTACCGATTGGTGGTAGTTGTTAAGTTTACAATAGGGTATGTTTTCATCCGCTGGGTGGGGACTCATAAAGATTACGATAAAATAGATTGTTCAACCATTTAAGATAGAAGATATGAATAAAGTAACAAAAGAACAATACGAATTTGCATTAGCAAGAATAGAGGAACTTTTGCCGTTGGTTGATGATAATACTCCTGCAAACAATAAGAATGCGGTGGAGCTAACTATGATGTCTGATATAGTCATAGCATACGAAAAGGAGCATTATCCGATAGAGAAACCAACTGTTGCTGAACTGATAGAGCTTTCCCTTGAAGAAAAAGGAATGACGCAAAGGCAACTTGCTGGCGAGATTGGGATAAGTCCTTCTCGGGTTAATGACTATCTTTCTGGTCGTTCAGAGCCTACTTTAAAGATAGCAAGATTACTTTGTCGGGTATTGAATATTCCTCCGGCTGCGATGTTGGGATTCTAATCCAAAATACAAATATGAAAAAGAGAAAGAAAATAGTATTACTACTAGGTGCAGGTTTTCCTGTAGCATGGGGAGCTCCATTTTCCAAAGATATTCTTGATAGAATAATTGAAGATAAAGAATATATGTATGATAGTAATACAACTTGGGGTAAATTTATATTTGATACATTAAAATCTTTTTATGAAGAGGAGGACGGAGTCACTGTTAATTTTGAGACAGTAATTGCTGCATCGGAATCTATAATTAATTATGTTATAGCGTCAACCAATGAAAACAGGAATTCGTATAATACGTCATTTACTCCTGCTATTAATGTACTAATAGACTCCATTCAGCAAAAACTAGATGAGATATCTGATGAATTAGAGAAAAGGAGGCATTTTTATTCTATATATAAACATTTTGTGGATATTGTTATTCAATTCATTAAGGGGTATGATGAAAAAGCTTGTGCTGCTGAGTATAAACTACTAAATGACAGATTGAATGAATTTATTGAATCTTTATTGAACAAGAAATATTCAGTAAAAATATATACCACAAATTATGACGCTATGATACCTCAGATTCTTTCAAAGCGTAAAATATATATGGGGGAACATCTGTTATCTGATTATAGTATTGTTTATAAAGCTAATTATTTAAGAAATAAAGACTCTCATTTAAGTTACTTTTACCTACATGGCTCTATCTATTGGACCTTTAAATTTGTAGAGAATAAATATAGAGTTGTAAAATCTACGATAACTGGAGAGGTGCAATCCTTAACTGCTCAAGGCGGAAATCCGAGTGAGAATCTAATTTTTAGCCCGATAATTGTTGGGTATACTAAGACTCAAAGAAGTCTAATGAATCCTTTAAATATCGGATTTACTAATTTTGCAAATGATTGTAATGATTGCAATAAGTTGCTAACAATAGGGTATTCGTTTTCTGATCCACATATTAATTCTATAATTCAAACTAATGTAGACTTTAATAAAGTTCGGCTTGCATATATAGGATTCGTTGAAAGGTTTGAAGGTTCTTCAGAATATACGAAAATAGATTACTTCATAAGAAGATTGTATAAAAAAAATGAGGATGAAAGTTGGTTCAACTCAATTAATAATAATTTTATTGCATATAAAAAAGGGTTTTCTAATTTTATAGAGAATAGAGATAATTGGGCTAAGATTTAAAGACTACTAGCATAAAAAGGCGTGACTCCACTCGGTTTCACGTCTTTTTATGTTGTTCTTCCCAATAAGCGTCTTAAACTAAAATCTATATCTGTAATTCTAATTATTTCTATTAAATCAGAATAGACCGCACCTCCTACTTTAAATTGTTTATATTGCTTACTTAGAAAAACTTCACGAGAAAGTTCTGCTCTGGGGGTTACTTCTAGAAAGAACCATTGCCCACATAAAAAAAATGTATAAAAGCCGTAAGTATTTATATCATGAAATTGAGATTCAGAAAAAGGGAACTTGGGATGTGAAGTATCTTCTACAAGAATAATTCCATTATTTACTAGATAGTATAAAGGGATATCTCCGATATTATAGCGTGCAAATTTTCTAATTTGATTAAATCGATTATCTAATCCGTTACCTGTTATTTTATGATACTCTTGAAGGAACATTTCATATATTCCTCTCTTGAATTGTCTTGCAAATGTTATTAGAAATCTATCATTAAACTTAAAATGTGATTTCAGAACTATTTTCCTTTTTGCTTTCCAATACTCAAAATATATTGATTTTAATCTTTGCGGGTTATCCTCCCTATTAAGTAGAGTTTTCATTAAGCCAAATATCTCTTTGACACAAACTTCTATACAAAGTTTAGGAAATACTAAATTATCTGGTTGGCCGAAATAGTGATTGCATTCATCGCAAATATCAACACCAATACTTATGCTACCTAAACTTTTAGGCATAGTATGTGGCTTCTCTTTAAATGTTGTTTGAGTTGCATCTTTGCCACAAAAAATGCAGAATCCTTTATTTCTATAATCCATGTTTTTGCTTTATTTTACAGCAAAAATAGAATTTTAAATTGATTTCTTCACAATCTCTTCTTGGTGAATTCTATACTACCCAATTATTTTCCTTTCATCCTTATACATCCTACTTTTATACCGTATTTGTGACAATCGCTTTGATGTCACGAATAGGAAGCTTAAATATTTACTAATCATCTGTATTGGTGGTATTTTTACTTCCGCAAATTGAATTTCAAATTTAATAATTCATACGGTATGAAAGGAAAAATCTTAGTAGCACTAAAAACGAAGTATAAAACCTTTGGGTTTGGTGATAAAGCATTTGACGGGGTGGCTGACTACTTATCTAAAACCGTTACTGAAGAAAGTCAAATAGAAACTGCTATTAGTGGGGTCGAAGGACTTTTAAAAGCTTTTCAAGGAGACATTGATACTGTTAGAAACGAAAAATCGGGTCTGCAAAAACAATTGGACGAATTGAAAAATAAAATCGAGAACCCTAATCCCAATCCTAACCCAAATCCAAAGCCGGAAGATAAGAAAGATGACATGGCGACCATCATTGCAAATGCGGTGAGCGCTGCTGTTAAGCCTCTTTCCGATGAACTCGCTCAGTTTAAGGCTGAGAAGTCACAGGCTACCCGGCAGGAGCAGATTATGGCAAAGGCAAAGGAGTATGGTATTCCCGAAACATTCGCAAAGCGTTATGCGATTCCTGATGATGCAGACTTAGACATTTATTTCAAGGACGCTAAACAGGAACTTGCCAATATCGGCTTTAGTGGTGTGACTCCTCCTGAATCAGCGGAAACAAAGATGGAGAAGGAAGCTGAATCTATTGCGAATATGATTTCGGAAGGAACAAAAACTATTGTTGAATCTAAAAAGTAAAATTTATGGCAGCAGGTACTAAGTATAACTTGACCCCGGAATACAAACCGGAAGAGTTCTACCGTGTTGAGACGGGTGTCAGAAAGAGCGGACCGTGGAAGTTGGATATTACCAACCTTGTAGTAGGCTCTGTTCTTCCTGTATTCACACCTGTACAAGCGGACTTGAAGAAACGGGCACTCGTTCCCGTCCGCAATGTGAAAGTGGTTGAAGCTTATACCACAGGAGACTCTAATCTCACCATCAAGGTGGCAAAAGATTCTTTGGCTTATCAGGGTATGTTCATCGGAAGCGGAAAGAAAGGCGCAGAGGTAGCATCTATCGACAAGTCAACCAAGGATTATGATGTATTAACCATCAAAGCGGCTTTCGGAGAAAATATCGCTAAGGATACGGTTCTTTTCGAAGCTACCGCAGTGGGTGGAACAGTGAAGAAGAACACTGCAAACTTCGTTCTTTATGATGCGAAGAAAGTTGAGAGCGATGGAGCAGTTCTCTGCACTCTCTTGATGCAAGCCTATGAGGTAAAGGAAAGCAAGTTGGTTCTTCCGATCCATGAGCTGGATAAGGTGGGATTGACAAGCCGTTTCCAGTTTGAGTATTAATCATTAAAAGTTTAGATATGAATTTGACCATACAAACTTTATTTACAGATCCCAATATCGTTCAGGCGATTATTGACCGTGTCCTCCAGTTGAGACTGGACACAATCTACTGGAAGCAATACGGAGATTTCTTGGAAACCAAAACCCGTGTTTTCAAGACTTATCTTGGGACAGTAACGGGTGTTGTTGCCGGTTCCATTCTGGGTAAGAATGATCAGAAGCCTATTCGTGAAAGACGTAGCCTTGGAAGTGGTTATACTGAAATCGCCTATTTGGGCGACCGTTATCAGATGGATATTGAACGTCTGTCGCAATTGCAAGACATCATTGATAAATTCAATGCTGCCAATACCGCTGACCAGCGTACAATCTTACAGGAAATCATTGATTTTATTGTTGATGATTACCGTCAGATTTTGCTTGCTCCACACAAGCGTATGGATATTATCGTTCCTGAATTGTTGATGACTGGTAAGGCGCAGGTTCATTTGGCCGATAATAAGGAAAACATCGAATTGTTGGACATCGAGCTACCGTTCCACTTCCTTACTCCTGACGCTTCAGCAAAGAATGCATTTATCTCTTACTTGCAGCAGGAGATTCAGAAATTGAAAGCCAAATACGGTGTATTCTCCAAAATGATTATGTCTCGTGGTACGTTTATGAAGAACATTGTAGGGGCTTCTGAGTTCGGTGATAAATTCAAGATGATTCTTGGTGAGCGTGAGTTCATGGTTAATGCAGGGTTGGTGACTGACCAGATGGCATCCAGCGTATTTACTGGAATCGGGCTTCCTGCAATTGAGATCAAAGAGGACTACGTAGAGAATCAGGCGGGCGAGAACGTGCAGATTTACGCCGACAACCGTATCACCCTGTTGCAGACGGACAAGGTGATGAAGATGCGTCACCATAAGCCGTATGTAATGACGGACCCTGTTCCGGGACGTTCTTACAATACTGCTGAAGGTCAGATGTCGGTTTGCAACTATCGTGACGAAGAAGGTCGATACATGGAATACACCGCTGAGTGGATTCCTGAATTTATCTCTCCGAATAAGATTGTGAACTTTGATCTTTCAACGATGAACGCATGACGGTAAACGACTACATACAGCAAAAGTTTCAGACTTTCGGCATCCAGTTGTCGGAGGCTGACCTTTTGGATATGTGTCTGAACTCGAAGATAAGCGGAGAGGATGAGATGAACGAGGATTGCCAAACGCGGGTGTCGGTGGCGATTGCGAAGTTCATCCCCTCTCTTTTACTTCGTGCCACTTCAATCGGTGAAAGCGGTTTTTCTATGTCCTGGAATCTTCAGGGAGTTAAGGATTACTATTCATTCCTGTGCAAACAGTACGGGTTGAAAGATGAACTGAGTAACAAACCTAAATGCACCTTCTTATGATATTTGCTCCACACATATTGCAGGTAAAGGTGATTAAACCGATGGATAAAGATGAGTTCGGGCGACCGATTCCCGGAACAGGTGGTGAAAGCTGGCAAGACGTATGCAAGTGCCGTTGTGATGATAACACTACGAAAGAGTTTTCCTCTGATAACGGCTCTGTATATCGTCCGAATTATCATATAGTATGTGAGAAGAGAATCACTATTAAGGCAGGGCAGGAGGTTCGTTGCATGGATAGTGAGACCGTAAGAGGGCAAGGCGAGGCTTACACGGTGAAGAGTACGAACTACTTTAATTACTCGGAATTATGGATGTAGACTTTGATTTCTCTGATGTCGATGATTTCTTCGATGAAGGAGAATGGGAAGTAGAAAAGAAGATGATTGATGTAGCCGATGAAGCCGTGAAGTACGCGGAGGAACATGGCGATTATCAAGACCACACACTCACTTTGAGAACGTCCAATGATTACGATGTCGATAAAGACGGTTTGACGCTGAAAAACGAAGCGGAATACGCTTCATTCGTGGAATCTAAGGGATTTGATGTTTTAAGTAGTGCCGCTTTATATGCGGAGAAACGATTAAAAG